TCAGCTCCGCCGCAGTGGCACTGGCCGCTGAGCGGATGTACCCCTCCGCACTGGCTGCGCCGAGGTCGCCCACGATCGCCGTGCCCAGCGTCAGCGTTGCCCCGCTCCCGCCCGGCAGCTCCATGAAACCACCCACCTGCACCGTGCAAATGCCGTCATCCTCGACCTTCATCAGCTTACCGAGCACCGCCTCGCCATCCCCGACCAGCTCAACCGTGTCAGCCGCCGACAGTCGCACCGCCAGCCCCACCTGCGCACTCCCACCATCCTCGGTGGCCGAGTACGTGATCGTGCTGTCGTCGATATTGAAGGACGCGAATACTGCCGCGACCTCCTCGTTGTCCACTGCCAATCTTGGATCTGCCACTTGTTAACCCTCCTTTTTGTACGGGCAATTCATGAATTGCCCCTACGCCTTGTACGCCGCATCGTCCGCGTTCGGCTCCTGCGACTCGTCGTCACCCTTTCGGCCGTCGCCATCCTTGTCGAGCACGTTGCCCACCGGCCGGCCTGGCTCGAACACCTTCTCCGCCGACTCGTCCCAGGTCCGGATCTCCGCCTGGATATAGTCCAGTGGCTGCCCCTCGAGCACCTTGGCATACGCCTCGGCGTCAAAGGTCGCCCCCTGAACCCTGACCCGCGCCTCCACGGCCCGCTCGATCAGGCTCTTGCGATAGGCCCGCCCCTCGTCCGCAAGCGGCTCCAGCGCCTGGAGCTCCTGGACCTTCTCCTCGGCCGCCGCAGCCCTGATCTGCGACTGGGCCCACTGCGCGATCAGCTCGTCCAACGGATCCTCCGCGCCCTGGATCAGCTCCAGCAGCTTGGGTGTCCGCTCTCCGACAACGGCCAAGATTGCCTCCCTGTTGACCACCACTACCTCGCCTTCCACTTTCTTGCCCACCTCGTCGCTCACCTCCTCCCTCAATTCGGTCACACCCACCAGTGCCGGCCGCAAGGCCACCGGCACGTGCCGGCTGCTCTCCGGTTGCCAGATCCGCACGCCCCACCGGTCCTCCAGCACGTGCGCCTCGCTTGCCGGCAGCCAGCCCCGCTCAGCAGCCAACCGTGCCTTGCGGATCACCGCGTCCGGCGTCGCCCCCAGGTACACCAGCGACCCCTCCCGCGCTCGCGCGTCCTCGATCCACGCCGTGCACAACTCGCCGTCGTACTCCACACCGGGCACGTGCTGGCAGATCTCGTCCTCGTCCACCTCGATCCCCATCAGCATCATCCAAAAGAGGTCCATCATCTCCCTGTCGCAGATGCTGCACCGGTACCAGCCGCCCGTGAACCCGATGGACAGGCTCTTCTGTATACCCCCCTGGATGGCTGCGATGATGTCATCCGTCCGCTCGAGGTTCAGCGTCAGGCCGCGCAGCATGTAGAACTGCACCACCAGCCGCTGGATTTCCTCGTCTGCCTCTAGGTCCCCCCAGTAGCTGCGGCCAAGAGGGAGCTCGGCATTGAAGGGGTGTGTGCGGTGGGAGTTCATCAGCGGGATCCCAGCTCGCCCGTCGGATCGATAGTTCTTCAGCGAGCTTTGTGCCATACGAGTGAAATAGGAGTCTACCTGGTCGTTGCTCAGCTCGGCGGGAGGCAGCAGGTACACCTGCTCCGGCGCCAGCGCCACTTTGGCAAACTTCTCGTTGATCAGCGCTAGCGCCTTCTCGGCATTTGCTGCGCTGGGCCCGTTCGCTGCCCGATCCCCGCCCCCGGGGGTCACGCTCACGACGTGGCCACCCAACAGCATCCGCGCCTGGCCACCCATCACCTCGCGCTGCGCCTCAGCGCGGAACTCTGGCACCTCCTTGTCGAACTGCCCGTAGTGTTTGGCCAGGTGATCGTACACCCCTCGCCGGTCACCCTCCGGGATATCCGTCCCACCGCGCGCGCCTAGCAGTGCGCTCATAGCCGCCTTCACCCCGTTCCACACGGTCACGATGCTCCCGTCGGCCACGTCGTGGTGCGGGAGTTTGTACGCCTCAAACGTCTCCGTCTTCTCGCTGTCGAACCAGGCAAAGCCCTTCTGGTACTTTCCCCAGTCGATGTTTTCCTTGTCCGGGCCCCCAGCCCACTCCGCCAGCCTGCGCCGCGCTGCCTCGCCGTCCCACGGTCGCGTCTCCTCTGCCTTCGTGCCTGCCTGGTACTTCACAACTGCCATGTCAGACCTCCCATCACAGCGGCCGGCCCCTGCGCGGGTCCGACTCCACCGCCATCTTCTCCGCCAAGTAGTCCGCGATCGTCCCCATCGCCTTCGTGGTCGTCCCCGGCTTCAGTTTGGAGGAGCCGCAGAACGGGCAGCTCCTCGGGGTCTGCTCCGCCTCGACGCAGAAGTGCCGACCGCAGTTCTTGCAGCGCCACTCTCTTTGATCACTCATCCCAGCCATAGCTCACTGCACTCCACCATCTCTCCAGGCTCAATGTGCCACTGGTCCAGACAGCCCACGTGGGGCAACCCAATCGCCTGAGCATCTCTTAGTTTGTAAGGATTCTGCGCCGCAATCGCCTGACACTGCTCGCAGATCAGGCTGTACCCGAACCACGCCTTCGGCTCCGTGATCGCGTTCATCCCATAGAACTCCATCTTGGCCTCGTTCGCCGTGACGAACGCCTCGGTTGTGGCAATCTGGTCGGCCTTCCAGCTCTGCCGGCCGGCCTCCCAGTCCCTCAAATGGTATGCGATCACCCAGCGGTTGGCCTTCGGGTACTGCGCGATGACCGCCTCGATCGCGAACGCCAGATCTCGGTTGTACGTGTCGCAGATCGTCTGCGCCGCCCAATCCGCACGCTCCCGCACCCACGAGAGGAGCTCACCCTCTCCGAGCCGCACCTGCAGGATCCCGCACCCGATCGCATGCGCCTCCTGGAGGAGCGCCTCCTCCGCAGTGCGCCGGCCCTCCTGGAACAGCACATCCGCCAGCGCCGCCACGTCCTCGGCAGTCTTCTGAAACATCAGGTAGACCAGCCGCCCGACGTCGGACAGATCCTCCACGACCGTGCCCTTGTCGCGGATGCGCTCCTGAGCACCAACCTGGGCTCGCTCTAGGACGTCAGTCACGTCTGCGCTCCCGCGTCGTGAGCGCGGCGAACGGCCGGCCCATCGCCATTCCCGCCCGGCGCGATTGCTTCGGTCACCTCTTCGCCGGCCAGGTAGCGGTTCATCTTCTCACCGAAGCCCGGTTCCGCCCATCGGCGGCTGTAGGCGTCTTTCGTGCTTCGCGTCCTGGCCCACAGCCAGTCCGGGATGTGTGCCGGGGGCATGTGCCCAGCGCTGAGGTCACTCCCCTGGTCCGCACCTCGCGCCCCCGCGACAGCGAGCAGCTTCTCCTTCACTGCAGGCTCTCCCTTGATCGGCGCCAGGGGGACCATATTCACCCCCACGGCCTTGTGGCCGACCGATTGCTGCGCCGCTTCATCGTTGTCGATCCAGCCGGCCTGCACCTGGAGGATCCTGGTCCTCGTCTCCGTCGCCTCTGCCTCGGCCTCTTCCTTGCGGTCCGCCTTGCGCAGTGTCTCGAACGACACCACAGCGTTTGCCTGCCGTCCATGTACCTGCAGCGCCGCCGAAAGGATCCATGATAATAGCCGTCCCACGTGTTCGCGCAGCGCCTCGATGCCGACCGCATAGATCTGCCACTGGACCGTCGCGTGCGTGGTCGTCGTTCCCTCGTTCCGCCCCAGCAGGATCGGCAGCTGTTTCAGCCCCGCCACCATCTGCGTATCGATGACCTCCACCAGCTTCTTGGCATCCACCGACCCGCCGCCCCAGTTGCCCGACACGTACCCTGGCTTGGTCCAGTCCCAGTGAATGAATGCATCGTCTGGGTGCAGACCGTTGAACGTCGTCTGCAAGTCCGCCAGGTAGTTGTCCAGCCACTTCTTCAGCTTCTCCTCAGCCCCGGGTGCCTTCAGGTGCGCCGGCACGTTCTCCAGGATGATCTCCTCGAGGACCGTCACCTCGATCCTGGGATACCCTTGGTTGTGTACCACCGCCTTCAGATCCCGCATCACCTCGGTCTGGAAGAACGCGGTCTCCAATGCCGGCACCAGCGGTGACCGGCCCCGGGGATCCCCCACGTCCGGGTGGAGCGGCATGTACCTGAACTGATTGGTGTTCAGTCGCTCCGGTTTCCCCGGCCGGTTGATCACCGGGACGTACTTGCCATCGTCCTTCGCGAAATCGATCAGGCGCGGATCCACCGGACACACGTCCAGCACCTCGCGCAGGTTCTCCGACAGCTCCAGCTCCATCGCTGCCGCCCCTTGCGTGATCAGGGTCAGCACGCCCACGTTGGCCAGCGGCAGGAGCCCAGCGCCGTACTCGTGGCCGGCGTGCTCGAGGAGTTCGTCGACGATCTGCTGCCCCTGGACATCCTTCTGTCGCTCGCCCTCAGACCCCAGCTTTGCGGCGTACACCTCGACCTTGGCGCCCTGGTTGCACAGCAGCAAAAAGTTCCACACCGCCAGCGCCGCATCCGGGTTGTAGTCCCGCATGTGCTTCAGCTGACGGTACACCTGGTCGTAGCCGGCGTAGCTCCGGCTCAGCAATCGGCAGACAGAGCTCGCGTCATACGTGCCCAGGCCCGCCTTGTGCGTCGGCCGTCCGCCCACCAACCCCTTGCGGCCACCTCTGTCGTGGAGGATCCGGCGCACTCGCTGTCTGTAGTTGCGGCTGCCGTTCGCATGCGCGAAGACGCTGTACCACCGGGTTGCCAGCCGGTCCAGGATGCTCGCCATCTACCCGCCACCCCACTTCACGCCCAGGAACACGCGACCCGGCAAAGGTCCGTGTTTCTTGGACGTGCCCTGCGCTTGTGCGATCACCACGGCATCACCGCAATCCGGCGACCTTCCGAGTCGCCCCTTGATGTCGTCCTTCTTCTCCACCTTGACGCCCTTTGCCTGCATGCTCCATCGTGGCGCTTTCAGATCACCCAACAGCTCGGAATCGGGAGGGAGTGCCACGTGCTGCCCGCCATCCGGATCCAACGCCTCGCGCATCCCCCAATAGCACTCTGCCCGTTTGTTGAGGAAACCCAGTTGTCCACTCTTGTCCGTCTTGTCAGATCCAGCTGCGAAATTGACCGGCTCTACGCTCAGGCCCTGCATCCTCGCAATGTCGTACGCCGAGGCCCCCACGCCAATCACGTCGACGTTCGCCTGACCTCCATCAGCCAGCGCCAGCGCGATCAGCGCTGCCACACTCTGCCCATCCGGCGTCGTTCTCCCCGCGTGCTTCTGCAAACGGCCGTACCAGTTACCGTATCTCAATGCCAGCACCGTCTGGTCATCGCCGCCTCTGGCCACGTCCACACCCACCATTGGCTTCAGGCCCCCCAGCGGGGGCCGGCCGTCCTCCGACCATCTCGCCATCGCTGCCTTGATCCACGCCGTGGGGATGACCTGGTACGCGTCATCCACCTGCCCGGCCTGCCAGTCGCCATTCAAGAGCTGCGATCGGTATGGCTCGGGCAGCAACTGCAATCTGCGCCGGTAGTCCTCACCCAGAAACGGGTTGTCTTTCAGTCTCGCTGGGATGAACGTCCGGCTCACCCCATCGGGGTCGTCAGCCTCCGTCTCCACGTCGCGGCCGTCCTGCAGCCGTTTGAACCACCGCAACTCCCCAGGCTCAGCCGGGTTCGGATAGTCGTCCCTCAACCACGGGGCCCATCGCTCCATGACCCAGTCGTTGCCCCCGCTGCCTGGGTTCGTGCATCCGATCACCCGCACCCGCTGCGTCCGGTCCGTCGTGCGCGCCCGACTCAGCATGTACTCGTATTGGAAGTTGGTAAACTGCGTCAGCTCATCGAAACCAATCAGGTCAAACTGAGCGCTCTGGTACGTCTGAACTGCTTTGTCATACTCCAGGTGACCGAATCGGATCCGGCAATCCCGCCACGACCACACGTGCTTGCTGGCGTTGTAATGGCTCTGGTCGCCGTAGATCTCTCGAGAGCGGAGGATCAGACTATCCTCCAGCTCCGGGTACGTCCGCCTCAGCAGCAGTGAGGACCGGTGCCTTGTCCTGGCCAGCCCCAGCAGCAGGTCGCTTTTCCCACCGCCGGCCGCTCCCCCGTACAGGGTCTCGAACGCCTCCGTGTCAATCGCATCAATCTGCGGTCCCGGCCACGGAGCCCAGCCCTTCGCCTTCGTCACCAGCTTGTGAAACGCGACGCGCTCGGACGCGGTCATAGAGGGCCACAAGTCCTGCCATTCGCTGGGCGTCGGTAAGCACTCCATCCATGTCCTTGATCTCAAGCGGCCCACCTTCCGCTCCGGTGAGCTCCGTCTTGTGTACCCTGCCGCCGGTCTCCTTGGCCAGATCGTCCAGCGCCCCTCGGTACTCTCGGATCAACGGGGCGTTGAACCGCTCAAGATCCACCCTTTCGGCGTCCTCACCGCTCCCGATCTGCTTCACGTCCCTCAGCCAGATGTTGGGGTAGCCGGCGCCGTCCTCATCAGGCTCGTAAACCTGGCCCTCCAGGAAGCCCGCGAGTTTTTTCAGTTTCTCGACCCGCTCGTGCTCCAGCGCCAGCCCGCTGGCCATGATCTCCGCTGCCCGAGCGTCCTTCTGTGCCTCGATCTGCGCGTCGTAGGCCTCGGCCCGAACCTGCCAGCCGTAGCTGACCGACCATCGCTTCAGGGTGGAGAGATGCGCCGTAGGCGGTCGCTTCTGGTCGCTTTTGTGGTACACCTCGAGCAGGCGACGTAGCGAGCGCCCGGGCCCCATCCGCAGGTAATCGTTGCAACCCTGCCTGGCCCTGCTGCTCTCCCGTTCCTGTTTCTCCCCTGCGAGGAGTACGACCTGCTCCATCCAACTCGCCAATCCTCACCGTTCATTACGCGCGTAAAACGCAAAAAGCGGCCACCCTCCCCCTGGGGAAAGTGGCCGCGTGTGTTCCACTCCTGGCCATCACAGCCTATTCTGCTTTCTGTCCCTCACCTAGAACTGCCAACCTCAAACTGCGATCAGCGCTTCAGCGTCTCAAGATCTCCTGTCCCCCACTTGATGATCGCGTACTGTGGCTTCCCGGCCTTGTACACGATCATCAACCCGTCGGAGGGCCCCACGCCAAACTCCCGCTGCAGTCGCGAGATGAACTGCTCCCGGTCCTCGCCCTGCTTGGCCAGAACCGTCTCGCTGGTGGAGATCACCTCCACGTCGCCATCCGCTCGCACGCGCATTGCCTGCCGGCCGAACCTCGGAGCTACTGGACCTTGCGTCAGCGTCACATGCCCTCCATCGTCTCTGCGATGCGAACGGCAATA